GCAGACCATGACTCCATGCGTGAAGCTGATTGCGGCTATTGTCACACCATTCAAGATTGCTTACACTATTGTTGAGCTTATTGCCGTCCTTGTGGTTTACTTGCACGAAATGAGGATTCTCATTCGGAATGAACGCTTCTGCTACAAGAACGTGAATAAGTTTCTGCACACGTTTCTTGTTCCGGTAAAGCGTTACTTGCAAATATCCCTTACCGATGACATTGCCTCGCAGTTCCTTTTCTTTGGTTGTCAGAAATCCCTTGCCGTTCCATACCTTACGAGGCAGGCTCATAATCCTGCCATCGCTCGTGACGGCATATCCAGGGAAACCTGGAATAGGCTTAGAAGAATGAGATTTGTCCATTGTCCTGCACTTTATATGTTACGCCATTCTCTTCTCTGATAGTATTGTCTTTCGGAGGATAGAAAAGGTTCTCGAAAATGTTGTCAAGCACGTCCACCACGATTGAGTTTCCGGCTTGTTTGTACTGCTGTGAGGCAGACACCGCCATGTCGTCTGCCTTGCCCTTGCCTTTCCAGTCGGGCACACGTTCGGCTGCCTGGGCATTGCTGCTCTGCATGGTGTCGATTACGTTGTCGCGAACGCCCATCAGACGAAAACACTCCTTGGGCGTGAGCTTGCGGATTGCATAGCTCTTGATGGTGCGGTCGGTGAAGTTGAGTTTTGTGATCATATTGTCTTTGCTTTATTCATATTCTTCAATCAGAAATACATTATATTGCCATAAACTTGTCGAAATGGTCGGGCAAACGTCAGTGCCTAATCTACCTCCGTCGTTGTTGCCACGAGGATATTGGTAGAGGTCGTGGTTAGTCATATACTATAATTCTACAAACACGCAAACCCCTCCGCTTGCTGCGGTCAGAGCGTTCACCAGTTTACCGTTTCCAACCGTCCGGCTGCGCCTTAGAGCCGAGGAAGGATAACTAAGGTCGGCGGCTCCTGGACAAGGGCAGTCGGTATAGCCCTGCTCGGTGGCTTGGCGTATGCGAAGGAACGTCTCGCCCTTGTGGTCCACAATCTGAAGGAAGGGTCGGTCAGAGGTGGAGTAGATACGATAGAGCGAGCCATCGGGATAAAAGCCATACGTCTTTCCATTTTTGGTAATCGTTCCACGCTTGTAGCGGATCGGTTTATTCATACTCTCTCAATATACAATGCGGACACTTATAGTCTGTGGCTCGCAAGGCTGGGGAGAAATTACCCCAACCTTTCCATTCAAGCCGATGACTGATAGAGTGTACCGATACTTTAATTTTCTCCATACAAATTTACTCTTCCTCTTTTTCTTCTTCCGGACAAACCATGTCCTCTTCCTTCTCCTCCATATACTCGAAGTAGTCCGGCACTTCGGGTTTCTCCTGGAACAAGGCTTCCTCTTCGATGTCCTGCATATCCTTGTTGGTAAGACCGTATTTGCGCTGCATCTTGCGCTTCTCCTCGTCGGTGTAGTTGATGCGGTCGCGCTTCACGATGCTTACGTCCTGCGTGATGGAAATATGGCTCATGTCCGGCATCTGGTCGGTAGCGTCCACATCCTCCTGAAAGTCGCCATAGACCTTCGCCAATGCGTCCATACCCTTCGACACCGCACGGTCGTTGTTTTGCTGTTTGCCTGAGCGGATAAGCCACTCGGCACCCGATAGGAACATCTGCTTGTGGCGCGGACCCTCGTCGGTAGAGAAGAAGCGGATGAGGTGGTTGCATACTTGAACGTCGTTGTTGAGCTCCGTGACGGTACGCGGACGGATGTTGCCTTCGTCGTCGAGCGTGATGCCGAGAGCCTTAATCATGGCTTGCGATTCGGCATTACCCTGCGCAGCCTGATTGAAGAATAGCTCATAGTCGCGTCGTGCTATGTTGCGGCAAGTGGTACGAGGGTCGATGTCCTTGTTCTGCGTCCAGCGTTTATAAAACTCTGTGCAGATCTGCATACGATAACGCTGGTCGAGTTTCGGGAACGTGCCCTCTATGCTCGTACCTAACGTGAGCCACTTGTCGATGCGCTGTAAGGTGTTTTCTGTAAGTTGTGACATATTGCGAGTTGTTTATTTCTGCATCAAAGTTACGATATTTCTCCTCCCCCATACGGACATACCTCGCACCCCATGTCCGTAGTTTCTCCGCTTTTAGCCTTATCTTTGTGGTATAAAAATCAGGATAATAACAACAACACAAACACAAAAACAACAATGCACAATCCTGCTACTCTCTCGCGAGCCGTTGCCGCAGTGCTCGGCTTGCTGTGGGTTCATATCGAACCATCAATCAACTTTATCACAGTGTGTTTCTTCGCCCTCATCATCGACTGCTACACGGCGTGGCGATGCAACCGGCGCATCTATCAGCGTTATCGCGAGCAAATCAAGAAGAATCCGAAATGCAAGATGGACGGTAAGTTGCGCTCCAAGAAGATGGCTAAGATGGTGTGGAATTTCTCTGTGCTCATCATGTGCGTCTGTCTCGCCTCGTATCTCGACCGCAACGTATTGGGTTATATGAACACCCACCTCGCCAACCAACTCACAGCCATGTACTGCCTGGTGCAGTTTGTCTCTATCCTCGAAAACGAGAGTACATGCAACGGTGCGGCTTGGGCGAGATTCCTGCAAAAGATAGTGGCAGACAAGACGGAGCGACACTTCAACGTGAAACTGAAGGAACTGATGAAGGAGAAGGAAGAGGAAACAACGGAGACTTCGGAAGAGTAAACATAAAATCAGCAGCACTATGACAATAAGCAATATTCTTGAACACTGGGCTTCTATCTACAAGCCCTTGTCGCACAAACCAGAGAGCGATCGCCTCGAAGACCAAAGTTTCTTCCGCATCCGCTACATCGACCTCGAAAACATCTTTTCCCGCAACGCCAACGTCATCCACTCGCCATGTATGCTGCAAAGCGTGATCACCACGGGCGAGTTGGTCGATGCAAAGAAAGCAGTAATCTCTCACCAGGTATGGTTTCTCGCAAAAATAAAAGACGCGCCGCAGACCCTTGGTCGCTACGACGGCAACAAAATTGAGCGCACCGCCAACGACCTCACCGACTACTGCAAAGACCTCATAGCATGGCTTTTGGAGGTGAAGCGCACGGGTATCTGCCCTGTCACTAAGCGCAGTTTTGCCGACGATGCTGTGGTGATGGCAGAGTTGCAGAGTATCGACACAAGTTCTATCTCCTTTGGTTTGGTGGGCGAAATCTATGCCGGACAATGGCTCGTGGTGGGACTCGACTGGAAAAGTCTGCAACCGCTTTACAGTTTCGCTTGTGGCAGCAATGGCAAGTATATTGTGCCAAAAGACAATGACGTAAAAGGATAGGAGGGAAGGATATGGCAAAAGCTATTCAGTCGCCCGCCTTCGACTTTCAGGACACTGCACGATGGTATCTTGGCGACGTGTTGCGTCAGCTCAGAGTGAACACCGAGACGCAATGTATCTACCCGAAGGAAATCTACAGCGGATTCAGAGCCATCAATGCAGCTCGTGCAGCACGCGGACAATGGCACGCCGAAGGTGAGGGCGTTAATTCTTTCCAGGGCAGAATCGTCAATTCCACCCCCGAAGGATGGACTTACGAGTTTACCTATAACGACTATATGCGTTTCGTCGATATGGGTGTGGGTCTTGGCACCAAGTATAACGACGTGGACAGCGCACGCAAGGCGCATTATTCCAGACGGTACGTTAAATCATGGAAACGATATGGAGCGGGTCGCTCCCAACGTCCTGCCATTATGATGGAGCTTCGCCATTTGAAAACGCGTATGCAAAACTATCTCGTTGACTTCTATGGCTACCAGGGTGAGGTTGCTCTGATTAAGGCATTCGAGGATAATGAGATCCACATTTCTCTCTAACATACAAAAACAAAACAGACAATGGCACAACAAAAATTAGCTAAAGTAGTAGTCACTTGCAACGCTTCTACTGCAAAGAAGGTTTTGGAGGAGTTTGACGCTCTTGTGGCGAAATACACCGAACGCGTTCAGAAGTTGACCGCTGAGGGAAAGGCTAACACGGCCGAATGTAAGAAAGCAGAGAGCACCTTGAAGGCTCTCTCGCAAGTACAGCGCGATAATATCGAGGACACTAAGCGATTGGGTCAGGTGGTGCAAGACCTTACCAACACCAAGTTGCGCGACCTACGTCGTGCGTTCGGTTCGGGTAAGTCGGCTCTCGCTAAACTCACTGGCTCGGATGCCGACCTGAAGAAAGCCGAGCAAATAAGAGCCGAAATGAAGCAGGTGGGCAACGAAATCCGCCTTATCGAAGGTCAGTATGTGAAGATTGCGGAAGGACTGAAGAACGTACAAAATCAGTCTGACCAATGGCTTGACAAGGCTTTGAAGCAACAGCGCGACCTCGTAGGCTCGTTGCAGAAGTCGGATGCTGGCTACCAGCAGAACCTCGCTACGCTCAAGCAGCTCGAAGCAGAGGAGGATAGACGCAAGGGGAAGATGAGTAAATTGGATGCTTATAAGACCGTAAACAATGAAGACGCATCGGCTTCCGATCTGCGACGCGCAAAGGCGACGCTCATTGAGGCTCGCGACAATACTCCTACAAAATATTCGGATAGCATTGGCGATTACAACCGCGAGATCCAGGAGATAGAAAAGCGACTGGAGGCTGTGTCGGGCAAGGCTCAAAAGGCAGCGATGAGCTGGAAGGAGATGCGCCAGGTGCTTGCTGCCCCTAACAAGGCTTCGGGTGAGGACATCAAGCGCACGATGGAGGTTATTCAGCAGAAGATACAACAGCTCCCAGCTGGCAGTAAGTATGTTGCCGACCTTCGCCGCCAATACTCAATGCTCGAACAGACGCTTAAAGGCACACGTATGTCGCAGTCAGCTCTCAACGATATTCTCCGACGTAGTAAGTCGGGCAAGGCTTCCATCGACGAGCTCAGTCGTGCCTACAAGCAACTGGAGGAAGAGTTGAATCAAATCAACACCAAGAGCAAGGAGTTTGCCGATAAGCAGAAGGCAATGAAAGACCTCAAGAAGAATATCGACGAGGCGACAGATGCAGCTGAGAAGCAGGGTGGAGCATGGAAGACGGCGTTGAAGAACCTTGTGGCTTATGTGGTAGAGTTCGGCGTATTTAACAAGGTAAAGGAAATCATAACGGGTGTCATCAAGAAGAACCTCGACTATTCGGGTTCGCTTACTGATATTCGCAAAGTCAGTGGCTTGACAATGAAAGACGTGGAGAAGCTCTCCACTGAACTTGCTAAAATCGACACCCGTACCTCGGTGGAGGGCTTGGCTAAGTTGGCATTCGAGGGTTCTAAGCTCGGTATGTCGAAGTATGGCGTGGAAGGCTTGGCTTCATTCGTTCGTGCTGCTGACAAAATCAATGTGGCTATTGGCGAGGAAATGGGCGAGGAAGCCTTACCTGCACTCTCAAAGATGGTGGAGGTGATGGGTCTTATTCCTAAGATGGGTATCGAGAAGGCGATGGAAGCAACGGGTTCGGCGATGTTCAAACTCTCCACCACAAGTACGGCTACATCCAATGATATTGTGGAGTTCGCCAAACGACTGACGGGTGTGGCTCGTACAGCAGGTATCACCACCGACCAGTTGCTTGCCCTTGGCTCTGCAAGTTCTTCGATGATGCTCATGCCAGAAGTGACTTCTACCGCTATGGGTAAGTTTATCGTGGCATTGCAGAAGAATCATAATCTTATAGCGAAAGAACTCGGCATACCCGACGAGACCATCAAGAACCTCTACGCGTCAGGTCATGCGATGGATGCCATCGTGCTCGTGCTTGAAAAGATGCGAGACAAGGGTAACATGAACGCCCTGGGTGGAATCTTCAAAGACCTCGGCTCCGACGGACAGCGACTCGTTACGGCTATGGTAACGATGTCGAAGAATGTGGACATGCTCAAAGACCATCTCTATGAGTCGCAGGAAGCGTTCGAGGAGGCAACTGCCGTGACTAATGAGTATGAGATGCAGCAACAGTCGGCCATCGGTATTCTTGAACGTGCCAATAACCTTTGGGAAAAGGCGTTTGTCAATCCCGACGGTGTGGAGAGCGTAAAGAGTATGTCGCAAGCATGGTACGATATGTCCGTCATAATGACGCAGAGTCCTCTCTTTAAGGGTACGCTCGATATAGCATTGACGGGCCTTATTCTTGCGGCAAAAATACTGGTTGTCCTGCTTCCTGCCATTATCAACTACCTCTTGGCAATGGGTGTATGGAAGACCGTCGCCTTCCTCATAGAGTTTACAAAGGCTGTAAAGGCAGCTGTTGTAGCGAATACTGCCCTGAATGCTACTCTCAAGGTAAATCCCTGGGTGGCTCTCTTCACCGTTGTGTGGACTGTTGTAAGTGCGGTACAATCTTACGCTAACCAGGCAAACGAGGCTGCCAGGGCGCAAGCAGAAGCGACAAGAAAAGCGAACGCATGGAAAGACAAATTGGAGGAAGCAGAAAAGCAGACGGATGATCTGACTCGAAAGCTGCATTCTTACAAAGTAGCTATTGAGAATGTGGCACTTTCGCAAAAGGATAGAAATGCGCAAATATCACGTTTTAATCGTGATTTCCGCCAGTATATTTCTAAACTTGGTATTGAAATCAAGAATGTCGGTGATTTGCGTAAGCATTACAGTGCGTTGGCTCAGGAAATTCAGCGGGCTACATATTATCGTTTGCGAGAAGAGGCTAAACAATATGCGTTACCGGATTATCAGAAAGACAGATTGAATGCAGCTAACAGACTGAAAAGTTATATAAAGGATAATGACGACAAGTATGGCGGATTTTCGACTAATGACATTATCCGTTGGTTTGCGAAGGGTGCTGACGCTAATGCCGCCTACAAGTACATGATTCAAGGCTCGTTGAAAAACACAATAGTAGGTGGCAGAAAAGTGGATTTGAACGATATAAAGTTTAATTTCCGCACTGGGGAATATTCTTATGACCGAAAATCCGAATATGGAGCTTTAACTGGAAGGGATAAGGGACTTCTTGACAGGCTTACTTATCTCTATAATGCAACGAATAGGGAAACCCAAAAGAGTAAGGAAATTGACGAATATTTTAGTCCTTTTGTTCCTGAAGATTATACTCCGTGGGTAGAAGATACTCCTGGCACTCTCGAAAACGATGCCCCCGACAAAGACGCTATCGCACAGGAAAGGCGAGATAAGCGTGACCGTGAGCGTGCTTGGCGCGAGGAACTGAAGCAGAAGCAGGACGAGGCGAACGCCATTATGGATAATGTGCGCAACTTCTATGAGCGCCAGATAAACGCCAAGATGGAAGAGGCTATTGGTTTGGGAATGGACGAGACCGAGCAGAACCTATTTGTAGAGCCGGTAAAGCGACGCATGAATGAAGCCCTTGAGCAGGTTCGTCTCGCAATCGCCGGACAAGCAAATACATGGGAGCAGTTTAAGCTCACTATGAAGGACAATCTCATCGAGCAGACCGACGAGACGGGCATAAATCTTTCCAAGGGTCTATTGGATGCGATTACTTCCAATGACATCGACGCGCTGCGCGAAAAGTTGTCCCAGCTTAGCGAGAGTCTTGGACGTCCGCTCAACTCTACCCTTGCCGAGGTATTTGCAAAGGCTACGGAGAACGCCCAGGCTAATCTCGAGCTGCAACTAAAACAGGCCGAAGCCCGAAGAAAAGCTGCCTTGGAAAATAACTACACAGGTGTCGTGCAGCAGAATATGTACGACGACTTCAACTTGTTTGGTTATGCCAACCCTACTGAGGCAGAAGGTAAGGATATGGAAGCGTTCAATAAGCGCAAGGCAAATATTATCGCTATGTACGAGCAGGCAAGAAAACAGATCGCTAATATTTTCGCTGTTGATGTCAACAAAAAAGAGAATAGAAGCTTGTTGCTGCAAATGCTCTTCGGTAATGATCCGGATGGGATGGGCGCTCGCATTCAGAGCGTGTTGGGTGATAGCGCAGAGGATTGGCAGGTATTTTATAATAAGCTTGTCCAGTATTCCGATGAATATACGGAGGCACAGAAGAAGACGTATGACCAGGCGAAGAAGATTGCCGATCAGATGTGGAAAACCAATCAACGCAACCTCGCTAATCAGGAGGCTCTGCGTAAGATGGAGAACGAAAGCAAAATGTTTGGTAAACGAACAAACCTCCTCTCTAATCTTGGTCTTGCCAACCTTAAGGCCGACCCTGAAGTTGAGTTGATGAAGGCTCGTATGCAAGCCGCAGAAGACTATTATGCTTTCGTTCGGGTGAACATGAAAAATCAGCAGCTCATCGACGAAGCGGAACGTGCAAGGCAGGAGGCGGAGCTCGCCTATGCTAATCAGATGGCAACGGCAATGAAAAACCGCCTCTCGCAAATGAAGGAGCTTGTGCAGCCTATCGAGGACTTTGGTGCGGCGGTAGGACAGGCTCTTGCCGAAATGCGCTATGATGCCGAGAGCGCAAACGATGCCATCAAATCGGCACTCAAATCTATGCTTGAATCCTGGGCAAAGATGGCTCTCAACGATGTGAATACTCAGATGTGGAAAGCCATTAGTGATGCAGGAGCCAAACGAGGTAGGGATAAAGCGCAGCCCGATATTGATGCAGCCCGAGCCGACGCCAAAGCCAACGCTACCATCGAAATGGATTGGAAGAACCTCGGCACTGCTGACAATCCAATGTGGGTGCGTATCGTAGGCGGGCAGTATATTGATGCCAACGGCAACAATCTCGCCGACAATGAGCCTCCTGCTGCATGGAAGAAACTTCATCCAGAAGGCACTATCCATGATTACAACAAAGAAGCCTACGGCATAGATACATCCAGTCAGGCAGGTGCGGTTGCTACTAACACCGCCAGTCAGACAGGTACAGCAGCTGCTGATGTCATTACGGGCAACGGTTCTCTTACTGATGCCGTGGCTGGAATCGGTGGCAGTCTTATTGGCGATGTGATGAATATGAACTTCAAGACTGGTGGCGGTAAGTCTAAAGAGGATGAGAAAAAAGCCAAGCAGCTGAAGAAGGAAAAGAAACATCAAAAGGAACTGACCCAAGAGGTAAAGAAGGGCAATAAGGAACGAGAGAAAACGACTTCTCAAGGTGTAAAGAATATTACGGCTACAACCGAACAGGGAAACGACGAGCAAAGCAAGGGAACTGAAAACGCTCAAAAAACCATGATGAATGCGACCGACGCTGCCCTAAATGCAACCCTTACAGCCAAGCAGAAAAACAATGATGAAACATTGCAATCTGATGCTCAACGCACACGGGGAGAGGTTACATTCTCTATTGCTGGCGCAATGGCAAAGTGTTTCGAGTTTCTTGGTCCTATTGCCGGTCCTATTGCCGCAGCCGTAGTCATGTCCACATTGATGGGCTTGCTCCAGTGGGCATTAAACTCTGCCCTTGGTGGCGGAAAGAAGAAAAATACTTCTTCCACCAAAAACACCAAGATCGTTTCGGGTATGCTCACCTATGATAGTGGTAACGTTCAAGACCTTCGTCCGTTCGTCGGCAACGATGGCAGTCTGTATTGGGCAACCGAGGACAACAAGCCTCACGACGGCGTTTCTCTTCTCACACAGCCTACTGCCACTACTATTAACGGACAGCCATCCCTGGTAGCAGAGAATGGCCCAGAGTTGGTAATCGGACGTGAGACCACGCAAGCCATGATGATGAACAACCCTCAACTGTTGAAGGCTCTCGTCAACTACGACCGCAACTATTCCGGTCGCCACGCATACGACGCTGGCAATGTCAGCGAGACGGCTGCAAATGTTGCGCCAGGAGCGTCAGCGACTGACGAGGTAGTAAACAACAACACCGCCACCAACGTAGCCCTTCTTGGCGCAATTAACGCACTTCTTTCTCGTCTTGACAAACCAATCAATGCGGAAATCAATATGTACGGCCGTGGCGGTCTGCATGACAGTATGACGAAAGCGAATCAGTTTATGAAGAACAAGAAGTAACCTCTTCTTAATTATTTCGCCTGCCCCAAGCGCAAGACACATAAAAGGTATTTCAGCAATTTTCATTGTTTTTCCTTTATGTGTTTTGCGCTTCTTCTTTGTCTTTACACCAACATCCTTGACCTCGTGTCCGTTTCCGCTGTCCGTAGAGTCTAAACGTATAAACATTTGTAACTCGCTTATTTTATGGACTTTACCAATAAAACCGCCGTCGAAAGTCCAAAAATCCACTATTTTCGGCTACTATATATATATTTTCCGTGGTATTTTTTCTTTCTCCCGATTTTCAAAATCCCCTAACCTCACAACATAGGTTAGTAGCATTAACGCCATAAGCGTAAACTATTGACTATTAGTATATTGTAGGGATGTAAAGGGCAACTGAAATGACAGAAAATTGCGTATAAAATGGCTTTTTCATATACAAATACATATATATTTGTTTCTTTACGCTCGTGTAGAGCAGGAAGAAATAATTAAATTTTTGGACTTTTAATAGATAAGTTGCAAAAAATCAAAAGGTTAAATCACTTTTTGAAAAATTCATTGGGGGGACACGGCACGGATTTTCTATGGACTTTACTCCGTTTTTCCAAATTTATGGACTTTTCATTTTTCGGCGTTTTTCGGAAAAATGGACTTTGAACTTAAAGTTTGGACTTTTGGAGGCTGAAAAGTCCAAAAGTTCAAACTTCGGTATAAAAACAAGTCGTCAATAGGTTTTTTCTAATTCTTGAATATACGGTATCGCCTCTTGTTTGATAATATCGAGGAATATTCGTGCCGAACGTTTGAGAGGAATATCTTGCATATAGTGGGCATTACTTATAAGTTCTGTTTTTAGTTCTACAATAGGCTTGGCCACGAGGGTAGGATGATTCTTCAGATAGAGCTTAGGCATAAAGGTTATGGTCTGTTTTTCTTCCACGATAGCAAGGTCTTCGTCAGGATCGTTAACAACACACTTGATGTTTAGTTTAGTCAGGTCCTGTTGTGTGTATTGCTGAAAGGTGTTGAACACGCGCTCGCCTACGTCGGGCATTATGACGCTATGGCAGAGCATATCTTTATATGACACCCTTGGTAGTTTTGCTAATGGGTGTGTATTGCGCATGATGGCGTAAATAGAAAATGGTATGCACGGTATGCATTCTATACCTTCATTTCTAAATGCAGTATTCATCGTAAAGGCTATGTCAATTTCGTGGTTGCGCAATAGATGATTTAGACTGGTGGCCTTGGTCATTTCTGCATTAAGTCTC